TTTATTGGGATTTTTACTTATGTTGTCACCTCCACTAGCCTTTAATCCGATGTTATAATCTCCACAAGCATCTATATATTTTTGTTCAGCCTCAAATAAATTTTCTAATTCACATTCTTCAACAATTTCAAAGATAAAATTATCTTCGCCGTATTTGTTCCACGCATTTTGTAAAATGCAATTTATATGTTTACCATTTCTTAATTGATTCAAATGTGTTTTAAATCTTTTTTCAATTTTTTTTGATGAACCATAGTAACACTTTTCATTTATCTTATTTTTAATTCTGTATATTCCTATCATAATGTTTCTTTATTATAAATATCTTCATAACAAGAAAAATTAAATGGTATACCTAAAATTAATTTGATAACGGGAAATATATTTTTGGGTGTGATTGATAATTTTCTAAAACAATATCATCCAAAGTATATTCTGAAATATCATTTACTGCCCTTTCAGATAATCTAACATTCGGTAATGGATATGACTCCCTTGTTAATTGTTCTTTAACACCATCTATATGATTTAAGTAGATATGACAATCACCTAAACTACAAATAACCTCATCAGGAACCATATTGACTTGTTTTGCCAACATCATAAGTAACAAAGAATATGAGCTGACGTTATACGGCCATCCAAGTGCCGAATCGACACTGCGTTGGACCCACATTAAAGAGATTGCTCTGGTTGGAATATTATGTTTATCCATATATTCCATTGTTTTAGGTTCTTTGTAATGAACTGACACCCAGTTATCTAATTTTTTCATCAACTCATATCTTTCCTCCAAACTCAACTCTCTTGTATAACATTGAAATCCATAATGACAAGGTGGAAGCACCATCGTGTCCAGTTCTCCAATATTATAAGCATTAACCATCAATCGTCTTGAGTCTGGGTTTGTTTTAAGGTCACGGATTAGGTTTGCGATTTGGTCAATTCCGTACTCAATCCTTCTTACACCTGCCTCTTTACTCTTATCTTCAACTACATCCCAACCTGTATGCCAACTTCTCCATTGCTTACCATACACAGGACCTAAATCACCCCACTTTCTAGCAAACTCATCATCTGTTTTGATATGTTCAATAAAATCTTCTTTACTCTTTGGCCATCTTACTTCATCACTATCAACATATCTCTTATAAGCATCACCATCCCAAATATGACAATCATTATCAACAAGGTATTTGATGTTGGTATCACCTCTTAAAAACCATAGTAATTCAGTTACCATAGTTTTCCAAGCCATCTTCTTGGTTGTAAGAAGTGGAAATCCATCTTTCATATTATGACGAATCTGTCTACCGAATACAGATAATGTTCCTCCGTTTCTAGTTTCTTTTTTTACTCCGTTATCAAGAATGTCTTGAAGGAGTGATTGGTATGATTTATCTAGGTTGTTCATATTTTTCTATTGTTTATCTAATTTATTCACAACTTTCGGTATTAAATTCAGTTTCGTCAGGAGTTTCCTCAATCATAGGTTGGTTTTCTAATCTCTCAATTACTATGTTAATTGCTTCAGGATAATGAGTATATCCCTGTCCGAAATTAATTCCCGTTAGTCCCAATACCTCATTGTTAATGTAATGTCGGTTTTTACCCTTACCTTTTAAAATCTCGTGGTCCATTGAAACATCGTTCCAATCTCTCAATACAAGTCCAGTACCACTAGGTTCCTTGTAATGTAACCTAATGATATTGTTATGACTAAAGTTCTTAATAAATTCTCCTAGTGTCATATTATTTTATTTATTTAATTGATGTCTTCCAATCCATCAATTTTATCTCTCAATGTGTTGATCGTTGAATGGACATATTCATCAAGTTCATGAGATACCTCCAAATACTTTCTTCTCAGTTCGTGGAACTTTTCATCCTGAACTTCTTTGAATGATGAGTAATGTTTGAAACAATAGTGGAAACCTTCATTCTCCATTCTATAACGAACCATTTCAATTTCCTCTAATTGATTTTCTAATCTTTCTAAATCACTCATTTCTTTAAAAATATATTTAATATAGATTGTTTTACCACATTAAGATAGTACAAACAGACAAACAAATAAATCTTTATCTTCTTCATTTGTTTTATACGGTGTGTTCTATATGAACTCTCACACAATTCTGAGGCATTCTATTCAAGTGTCTGTAATTGTTGATGTATCCCATCATATTACCGCTACCTACGGCATTTGCAGAGTGGATCACAACTTCTACTACAGGTTTACCATCCAACCATTGGTTAACCAACCATTTGGTGCAATCCATACCAGTTTTCTCAGTGATGTTATCGTAATTGATTATGTAGTTTTTCACAACACCGTAGTGCCATTCCGCCATCGCACTATCACCTAAGTCGTGATCCAACGATATTAATTCAATATTCTCCAACCCAATTGAGTTGATCTTTTGAACGAACTCATCATAAGAACGTACAACGATCCAACTTGGATCCACTGGCGTTCTTACATCATCTAAATAAATTCTAACTTTGTCCATATTACAAATATACTTTTATTTTTTTATTAAACCTAATTCTAACCGATATTCTTTAATCTTAACTCTTGCTTCCTGATATTGATCACCATTATTGGCTTGATGACCTTTTGAAACCGCAAGAGTAATTTCCATTTCATTATCAATAATGTAAGATATTTTTTCCTGATCCGTTAGTTCACATGGTGTTATTTCATTCTTAATATAAGTTAAGATCAATTGTTTAATGTTAAGAACCTGTTTGTTAGGGTTGGTTTTACCATTATAACTCATAACAGAAGAATCGTAGATATACTTACATAGTTGTTGTAGTTTATCCATTTCAATTATATTAACTCAAATTCTTTATTTACCAATTCTATTTCTTTATTCAATCTTTCAAGTTCTTTGGATATCATTTCTATGATAATCTCCTTGTTATTAAAACTTACATCACCTTTTACCATAAACGGTCCAGGATTCGTAAACTCAATTTTTACCCCCAACCCACAACCTTTAAGAGCACCTTCTAGTTTGTATTTTTGTCTTTCCAATCTATCAAGATTTTCTTTGATTATTTTTGCCTGTTCAAATTTTTCTATTTCCATTTTTATATTTTTTACGTAAGTATTCTTCCCAAACTTCTTGTTTTATTCCGTTCACAAAAAACCAACCAAGATTTAATTCAAACCATTTATTAATCCGATAAAAAGTTTTTTTGATCATATTTAAAAATTTCTTAATTTTTGATAATCTTCTTTGGTTAAAACAATTTCATTTAAATCTGAGTTTAAACCTCTAATGGTTTTCCAAGCTTCCTTAACTCTACCCCACAAAGATTTATTCCCATAAGTTTTATAAAACGTTATGTAATAATCGGTATCATCATTGAACTTGTCAACAGACATACAGGTACAATTGTCAACACATTTAACAATTACTTCAGATCTTTCATTGTTTTCAACTTTCATCCTATTAATGTTGTCATTAATTTCCTTTAATTCAATTTCATCCAATATGACTTTTAATCTGATCATGTAGTCATAGGTAGGTTTTTCACCGTATATGTTAATAAGACGATTGTAAATAAATTGTAAGTGTTCTCTTTTTATCATTTTTTATTTCTTTAAATTAATCATACCATTTTCAATAACATCATTAACCATTGATTTTTGCATATATTCTGTCCCTAAAGTGTGTTTCACCCCATTTTGGATAATATCATTAAACCTTTCATCACCATCTAACCAATCACCATCTTCAGTGTGTTTCACCCCATTTTGAATGGTATCTTTAACAGTGTTTTCTCGTGAAAGTTTAAGATCTATGGTGTTTTTCACCCCATTTTGGATTATTTCTTCAACTTGCCAATCAATATATTGTGTCATTGGGGAAATATTTCTCACCCCATTTTGAATGGTATCTTCAACTCCTGATTGAATCGATTCAGGCAAAAACAGGGTGTTTTTCACCCCATTTTGAATGGTATCTTCAACAAGCTTCTTATTTTCAAAAATCTTTGGACTGGTGTTTTTCACCCCATTTTTAATAGCATCTTCAACTTTATTATATTGTGCCCACCCAATCTCGATGTGTTTCACCCCATTTTGAATGGTATCTTCAACCGCACAATCATTAAAGATGTCACCAATAACGGTGTGTTTAACTCCATTTTGAATGGTGTCTTTAACAACGCTGCTTCGTCGTAGACAAATATCCCCGATCTCTTTAACCCCATTTTGAATGGTATCTTCAACTGAAGTGACTGTCAGTTTTGACAATGGAAAGGCGTACTTCACCCCATTTTGAATGGTATTTTCAACGCTTTTGGGACAATCTGTACTTGAACGATTGGTGCGTTTCACCCCATTTTGAATGGTATCTTCAACCTCTCTATCAAAATCTTCCGACCAATTATACTCATTAGGAATTTCATTTGTCCACGTATTTTTAATACCATCTTCAATAACTCTCCCAACAATAGGAATATTACCACCAATAACCCCTTCGGTTTCTTTTACACCATTTTCTATAATATTATTGACCCCTTCTTCAAAAACAAACTTATTACCACTAATCGATAGTGGTTTATTCAAAATATTCTTAGTAAACCAATCAGTAATATATTCACTATTCTCAGTCACATTCAATGACACAAAATTAAAAACATTATTAAATAATGAGTAATTATACCATAAGACATTCTCTTTAGTATATTCAAAAACCCATCTTTTTTCTTCGGTAAAAATAAACCACATTGACCCATTGTGATTGTAAAT